CAGATAGATTGATACTAAAATTAATTAATGCTTATGAGTATGGTATTTATTCAGATTCTGAAGCAGATAACTTTAAAAAACAATGATAGAAACAAATATTTTAGAAGTAATACAAGTGGTCTTGCTTTGCTTCACATTAGGTTTAGTAATTGGAACTATAATCAAAAAGAAATAATTAAAACTATATATTATGAAAAAGAATCACTTGAGTTACTCGGCATTATGCCAGTTTAAGAAATCTCCTAATCATTTATTAGCATACTGGAACAAAGAATTAAAAACTACTGATGCAATGCAGTTTGGTAGTTTAATTCATAAGATGTTATTAGAACCAGATACATTTAATAATGAGTTTGCAATATTTGAAGGTGCAAGAAGAGCTGGCAAACAATGGATTGAGTTTAAAGAACAGAACGAAGGCAAAACACTAATTAAGCAACAAGAATTAGATGATGCAAATAGAATAATTAACAACGCTATGTTACACCCAGTATTAACTGAAATGATGCAAAATAAAATAGAATCTGAAGTTAAATTAGAGTGGCAACATAAAGATGTTAATTTTAAGGGCTTTGCAGACCTTTTAACAACGTTTAATGGTAAGAAGTGCATAGTAGATATAAAAACTACTAATGATGCTGGAAAACGCTTTGAACGTGATTTATATTATAATGATTATAAAATGCAATTAGCAATGTATCAAGACCAATACGACAAAGATACAGATGCTTACATTGTAGCAATAGAAACTACTACACCATTTAATGTGCAGATATATAAATTAGATGATAGTTTATTATTTAAAGGTTGGATGGATTATGATTATTATACAGATAAATTTAAAGAATGGAACGGAGAGCCACAAGGTTACTCAAGTGATATTGTAGAAGTAAAAACAGAAATAGAAGAAATAGTATGAAAAAAATAATTGACTTTTATATAACTACTAAAAGAGAATTAAAATTTCAATTAGAGCTTACAGATTTGCAATATAATGATTGGTTAGAAAATCAATTAGATTCAGATGTTGAACAAGTTATAATGAATTACTATGATAAAAATTCTAAAGAAATTGAAATGAATTTACAACATAAATTAATAAATAATTGATTATGAAAAAACTTGCAATAATAGGTGGATTAAGTTTAATGACTGCTGGAACTACTAATATGTTATGGCATAAACAAAAGTTAGATTTAAATCCAAATACATTTGCAATAGCTACAGGAGGTTTTTTTGTAGCTGTAGGAATAACCTATAAATTTTAATTAAAAACAAATAACAATGAATAAAAAAGAAGAAACAATATATTGTGGAAGTGGTAAAGTTATGAATCCTAAATGGTTAAAAGCAACTATTAATCCAAGTAAATTAGCTGATTACATACAAGAATACAACGGTAACAAGTTTATTAAACTAAATATTAATTTAAAAGATGAAGCTGACCAGTACGGTAAAGATGTAAGTATTAGTATAGATACTTGGAAGCCAGAACCACAAGCAGAAACAAAAGCCACTGATACTTCAAACGATTTACCCTTTTAAATATAATGAAGCAATCAAAGGTCTTAACAGCATTGGGTTTAACGTCACAGGATATACAAAATATGTTGATGAACGGACTAACAATGCCAGAGATAGCAAAGAAGTATAAAATAGAATACATTTCTTTAGTGCAAGCTTACAAGATACAAAAGAAAAATTACAAGTATGTTGATTTTATACAACCTAAAGAAGAAGTGAAGGATATAAAAAACGTATCCTTCACATTCGATAAACTATATACAGAAGAATCACTTAACGAAGAAGAATTATTAGCATATTATAAATACGAACAAAAAAATAAAGCATATTATGAAATATATTGAAAAGAAAAATAAAATAATTAATGATAAATATACTGAATATATATATAATTCTTTTGATATACAAAACAAAGAAGAAACTACAGTTAAGATTCCTATAAATTTTTCAGAATGTAAATCATTTGATTGGAACATAGGCGTGATTTATGGCGGTTCTGGAACTGGTAAAACAACTTTATTAAAAGAATTTGGTAATTTAAGTAAATGTATATTTGATGAAGAAAAACCAGTTATAAGCAATTTTGATTGGTTAGAACCAAACAAAGCTACATTATTATTAAGTTCTATGGGGTTAAGCTCTGTACCAACTTGGTTAAGACCTTTTCAAACTCTTTCAAATGGTGAACAATATAGAGCAGAATTAGCTTATAAAGTAGGCAAAGCTAAAGAAAACGAAACTATATTAATTGATGAATATACATCTGTTGTTGATAGAGATGTTGCTAAAGCAATGAGTAATGCTTTACAAAAATATATAAGAAGAAACAATAAAAAAATAATATTAGCAAGTTGTCATTTTGACATAATGGAATGGTTGTTACCAGATTGGACTTATTCACCACTAAAAGGGAGGGTTGAGAAGCCCTCCTTACTTCGGCAATCAAGACCAAAAATTGAATTACAGATATTTCGATGTAGATATGAAACTTGGAATATATTCAAACAACATCATTATATAAGTGAAGATTTAAATAAAGCTGCTAAATGTTTTTGTGTTACTTGGAATGATAAACCAGTAGCATTTTATGCTTTTTTGCCTATGCCAAGCGGCACGGTACAAAATGCTTTTAGAGGCAGTAGAAGTGTAGTTTTGCCAGATTATCAAGGGTTAGGAATAGGTTTTTCTGTTGCTAAATATTTGCATAAATTATATACAAAAGACGGTAAAAAATTATATGTAAAGAGTGTTAATCCGGCTTTAGTTAAAAAAAGAATGAATGACGATGATTATAAATTTAATGGAAAAACTAAAAGTTCTAATGAAGGTGGCAAATTAAAAGGCAGAAAATTAAGAGATTCTGCTGCATATTCTTTTTTATTTACAGGAAAAGTAGATGATATTAAAGAAAATGAATTAAATATATTAAAATTTAATGCTGATGCTTGGAAAAATGTATCACAAAATCAAACAAGATTATTTTAAACAATTAAACTATAAATTATGAAATCAATAAAATACAATGAAAAATATCACAACAATAAATTAAATTTTTTACTTAGTTATAAATCTGATAAATTAAGAACTATTATGGATGTTGATACACTAATAACTAAATTTAATTCTAAATACGCTTTTATAATAGACCATAAAAATAAAAATGATAAATGTTCTTTAAATCTTTACAAACAACTATCTAATTTATGTAATATAAAATTAAATGATAATGCTATTGTTAAGTGTTTTATAGTACAAAGCGAAATAGAAATTAAAAATAATAATTCTACTGCTGAAACAATAAATGGTATTACTTACATTCAAGAAATAAAGTATAATAAGTTTGGTAAAGAACCAAAAGATTTTATTAAAAATGAATATAATATTACAAATGATGATATTTTAGTTAATTTTTTTAAACCTGAATTACACGAAGAAACAATAAAAAATATATCTATATATGAACAATTAACTTGTTTTTAAACTATATAATTATGAAAGAATTACCATACTTTAAATTTTATCCTAATCAATGGATTACTGGCAGTATATCATTTATGGATTTAGATGTACAAGGAGCATTTATGAAAGTTTGCTGCTACTACTGGAGCAAAGAATGTAACGTAACAAGAAAACAAATTAAAACATTAATACCAAAACAATGGAGCGTATTAGTTGATGCTGAGTTATTTAAGATAGATAATGAAACTATTAGCATTAAATGGTTAGATGAACAATACCAACAAAGGTTAGTAGAACACAAGCGAAACGTAAGCAACGGAAAGAAGGGGGGCTTAAGCAGGGCTAAAGCATTAAGAAAAGATAAGATAAAAAAAGATAAATATGCAAATGATAATTTATTAAAAGTAAATGATGAAGTGCAAAAACTTCTTGACCAATGATATTAGAAGATAAAGCTACTATACCATATTTAAAAGCATTTAAAGAAGGTAAAATTAAAAAAGGTATTGGCATTGGTTGTTTATTAGATGATTACTTTGTTTACAAGAATGGCAACTTTAATATGTTTTTAGGTTTAGATAATGTTGGTAAAACTAATTTTATCTTATGGTACTTAACTGCACTTAGTAAATTACATGGTAAAAAGTGGTGTATCTGGAGTGGCGAAAACAATGCTGGCCAACTTAAACGTGATATTATACAAATGTGGACTGGTGAAACAATTAAAGATTTAAACGAATATTTATTTTATCATGATGAAATTAGTAAGTATTTTAAATTTATTGATAATAGAAAATTATACAATCATAAAGAACTATTAGAAATATTTGATAAAGAAGATTGTGATGGTGCATTAATAGACCCTTATACAGGCATTAACCATGATAGAAGAGTTTCACAATTTGAAAGAAATTATCAAGTATGTAATGATGTTAGAGAGTTTTGTAATAGAACAGGCAAAACAGTATTTATTGCAATGCATCCACAAACAGAAGCAGCAAGGCGTGTATATCCACCAGACCATCAATTAAATGGACATATACAACCACCAAGAAAAGCTGATTGTGAGGGTGGGCAAGTATTTCCAAATAGAGTAGATAATTTTATTTGTTTACATAGATTAATTTCACATGATAAACTTTGGATGATGACAGAAGTTCACGTATATAAAATAAAAGATAAAGAAACAGGCGGTAAACCAACAATGTTAGGTGAACCATTAAGATTTGATTACAATAGTGGTTTAGGTTTTACAATTGGTGGTAATAACGTATTAAAACAAAAAAAATGAAGATACTAAACTTATATGCTTGCTTAGGCGGTAACAGATACAAATGGGATGAGGTTACAGATGTAGAAGTTACTGCTGTAGAATTAGACCCTGAATGTGCAAGATTATACCAAGAAAGGTTTCCAAATGACAAAGTAATAGTAGCAGATGCACACCAATATTTATTAGACCACTACAAAGAGTTTGATTTTATTTGGAGTAGTCCACCTTGTCCTACTCATAGCAGCTTTCAACATTCAATGAAAAATAAAAGAAAAATGAAATATCCTGATATGAAACTGTATGAAGAAATTATATTTTTAGAAAATTTTTTTACAGGTAAATATTGCGTAGAAAATGTAATATCATACTACACACCATTAATACAACCAAAAAAAAGAAATAGACATTATTATTGGACTAACTTTAATTTGCCAAATGATTTAAATGAAAGAAAAGCTCCTACAATGACAAGAACTAAAGATGAATTAATTGAATGGATTAAATTTTATAATTACGATTTTAATAAATACAAAGGACATAAAGATAAAAGAACAATAGCAAGAAACTTGGTTGACTACGAAGCTGGTAGAACAATATTAGAAACAGCAGTAGGAATAGTTAGAAAACAAAATGTAAATCAAACAGAATTATTTTAAAACAAAAAAAAATGAGATATAAATATGAAGACATAGAAAAGTTTTTAGAGTTTAAAACTTGGACTGATAAACAAAAAATAGATAAACTATTAGAAATAGATTGTAGTTTATATGCACATCTTGGCACAGATTCAACAAGAAGTGAAAAAGATGAAGTAAAAAGAAAAAGTTTAGAAATATACAGAACCATAAAAACATTAGATAAAAAACTTGGTGATGAATTACTTTACTCAGAAGATTTAAAACAATGAATGATTTAGATTACACAATAACAAAGAACAAATTAGAAATATTACTTTTAAAAGCTCAAGAGGGCTTAAAGGTAGGTAAAGTAACACAAAGTAAATTAGAAGCTGTAGAAACGCTACAAGACACTTTAAAATGTATGTTAGAGCTGAGGTTTACAATTGATGAACTAAATAAAAAACAAAGCTTGTTAACAATGCAAAATGTAAAAGCTTACAAAGAAACTGCTGAACTTAAGAAAAAATTTAATACTTTTAAAAAATAAACTATAAATTATGTATATAACATTATTATTAACAGCAACACATTTAACCTGTTTTATATTAGGTATAATAGTAACACACATCATTGAAAAAAGATTTAAATAAAAAGAAAAGAACGCTTAATGAGTACAGACAAACAAAGGACTCGTACTATATTAGCCCTAATACTCCTGTTGAGTATAATATTGCTCTATTGTGTAGGATATATCCTAATGATACCGAGCTTGGAGCTATAATTAGAAAACATTTTCAAAAGATATGAGTTTAAATGCAAATCAAAAAGGTAAAAGATTCGAGTTAAAAATTGCAAAAGATTTAGCAAAGAAGTTTGATACTAATATTAGAAGAACACCTAATAGTGGTGGATTAAGTATTAAAGGAGATATTATGACTACAAGCGGTATTCTATCTGAATATAGCTGGGAATGTAAGAACCAAGAAAAATTAAATATCTGGAAAGCATTAGAACAAAGTGAAGGAGATGCAAGAGGAACTTTGAAAACACCTTTAGTTGTATTTACTAAAAACTTTGAAAAAGATTATGTTGCATTACAATATGATGACTTTGTTAATTTACTTCTTGAATTAGATGAGTACAGAAGTAGATAATATTTTGCACATTCTAATAAGAGATGAAGAAACTTGGCTTAACATGGCTGAGGAAATAAGCAGCAGTAGTAAAGTACCAGCAAAAGATTTATTACACGATTTCTACATAGCTTTACATAGTAAAATTGATAGTGGTAAAGTAAAAATTAATGATATTCTATATAACGATTCTTTAAATAAAGCGTTTATATATAAGATGATGCACAATATATTTATTGATAACATAAGAAACGACAAAGATATATTAATAGATAAAGAACTAAAAAACATTATAGAAGCAGACAACGAACCTTATGTAGATATAGAAAAAGTAGTTGATGAAATAGTAGATA